CAAATACGTTCTCTGGTTTTACAACCTTATTAGGGGCAGACGGAACAGTTAACTCAGTTGCATCTGGTGGTGCAGCATCAGCATCTAACATTATTACAGAGTTAGGTAGCATTGTTGACGCAATTCCTTCTCAAGTATATGGTAGAGACGACTTAGTTCTTTACATTTCGCAAAATATGGCGAGAGCATACGTAAGAGCATTAGGTGGGTTTGCATCTGGTATAGGTGCAGCAGGTACAGACGCTAAAGGTACTCAATGGTACAATGGTGGAGAGTTATCGTTTGACGGAGTTAAGATTGCAGTAGCAAACGGACTACCAAATGATAATGCAGTAGCAGCACAAAAATCAAATCTATACTTCGGTACAGGTTTATTGTCAGACCACAATTTAGTGAAGGTAATTGATATGGCAGACATTGACGGAAGTCAACAAGTAAGAGTTGTAATGAGATTTACAGCAGGAGTACAGTATGGTATCGGTTCAGATATTGTATACTACTCATAGTAGTTTGAATTAGTTAATCAAGAAAAGGGTAGTTAACGCTACCCTCTTCTCTAAAAAAGTAAAGTAATATGGCTTGTAATATAACAAAAGGAAGAACAGAACCTTGCAAGGATAGTGTAGGGGGGTTGACTAAAGTATACTTTGTGAATTTCGATGACTTTGCTATTGGAGACGTAAGTTTTGTAGCATCAAGTGATGAGATAGATAGCATCAGTAGTAGTGGTACTATCGATGGATATCAATATGACTTGAAAGGGACTAGTTCGTTTGAACAAACAATCACATCAAGTAGAGAAAACGGAACTACGTTTTACGACCAAGCATTAAACCTAACGTTTAAGAAATTAGATAAGGACACTCACGATGAGATTGCATTATTAGTAGCAGGTAGACCACACGTCTTTGTAGAAGACAACAACGGAAACATATTCGCAGCAGGACTGGAGTATGGTATGGACGTGAATGGTGGAACAATAGTTACAGGTGCAGCAATGGGAGATATGAGTGGATATACCTTAACGCTTCAAGGAATGGAAAAGAAACCTGCGAACTTTTTATCACAGGACTTAGCATCTACTGGAGTAACAGTATCAGCAACGCAGATCAATCCGTAATAGTAATTTTAGTTTAGTTAAGAGAAAGGGGACAATAGTCCTCTTTTTTTTTACACTTGCACCAGTTGTCAAATATCATTTGTTATATAGGTATGGAGATAGTTAGTGTAACTGGAGATAGTAATATAAAAGTAGTGCCTCGTAAAAGTAAGGCATACATCACTATTATATATACTAATGTACAAACAGATGCTAGTATAAATACAGGTAACTTTGCACCTACGTATTTAGAAAATCATATTCAGTTTACGTTCTCAGACACTAACAAAACAAATTTAAAAATTAAGGAAAGTCAGTTTGTGCATTTTGAAATGTATGGTGCTGATACTCTAGAAGGCAATGCAGTTGACTTAATGTACAGGGGACGTATATTCATAACAGACCAAACAATTAACCAAATTGTAGACGATGTTTATGATATGAACGAAGGAGATTATACAGAGCAACTTAGCGACAACGAATTTATCATTTATTAATATGAGCGAAATTAAAATAGTACAGTTACAGTCCTATACGTCACCAGAAATCAAAGTTGACAAACAAAACGATTATGTAACGTATGGTAGCAAGAATAGTTACTTTCAATATCTTATAGACAGGTACACAGGTAGTCCAACAAACAATGCAGTAATAAACGGAGTATCACAAATGGTATTTGGTAAAGGACTTGATGCAACTGATAGTAACAAAAAGCCAAATGAATATGCACAAGCAATAACATTATTGCATAAAGATTGTGTTAGAAAGTTGGTTTACGATCTTAAATTAATGGGACAATGTGCAATACAGGTAGTATATAGTAAAGACCGATCGAAAATAGCACAGGTCGAACACTTGCCAGTAGAAACATTAGCAATGGAAAAGACAGATGAAGACGGAGAAATCAAAGGGTTTTATTATTGTGCAGATTGGTCTAAGGCAAAACCAAATCAAGAACACAAGCGTATACCTGCTTTTGGAACGTCCAAAGAGCCGATTGAAATACTATACGTAAGACCATACGTAGCAGGACATTACTATTTTAGTCCTGTTGATTATCAAGGTGGACTACAATATGCAGAGTTAGAAGAGGAAATAAGTAACTATCACTTAAACAATATTATGAACGGACTAGCACCGAGTATGTTAATTAATTTTAACAATGGTGTTCCGAATGAAGAGGAAAGAGCAAACATAGAACAACGTATTGTATCTAAGTTTAGTGGTACTAGTAATGCAGGTAAGTTTATATTATCGTTTAATGAAAATCAAGAAAGTGCAGCCGAAATAGTACCAGTACAATTAAGTGATGCACATAATCAGTACCAGTTTCTTAGTGATGAAAGTATGAAAAAAATTATGGTGTCTCATAGGGTAGTTAGTCCTATGCTATTAGGTATCAAAGACCAGACAGGTTTAGGTAACAATGCAGAAGAATTAAAAACTGCTAGTACGTTAATGGATAACTTAGTAATACGTCCTTTGCAAAATTTATTAATTGATGCATTTGAGCAAATACTAGCATTCAATCAAATTAGTTTAAATCTATATTTCAAAACGTTACAGCCGTTAGAGTTTATTGACTTAGAAAATGTAGTAACAGACGAACAAAGAGAAGAAGAGACAGGCGAAAAAATTGAGGAAGGTGTACAACAGCAACTAGCCAAACTTAGTAAAGAAGACAAAGGCGAAATTGATTTAAGTGACGCTGAGTATCTAGATATACTTACTAACCTTAAGCCAGACATTGTAGACAACGATTGGGAGTTTGTTACAGCACGTGAACACGATCACAAAAATAGTAGTGATGAAGAGTGGGCGTCTGAGCATATAGAAGCCAAGAAAAACCCTATGCAATTACTTGCTGATGTTATTAGTAGTAAGAAATCTGGTTTTTCATATTTAGATAAATCATTTTACAAAATACGTTACAGGTATGCAGAAAAATATAGTTCTAGTAAATCACGTAAATTTTGTAGAGCGATGATGGCTCGTAACCAAGTATACAGGTTAGAAGATATTGACCAAGCATCACGTAAAGGTGTTAACAGAAAATTTGGACATAAGCAAAAACCTTACGACCTGTTTAAGTTTAAAGGTGGAGTTAATTGTGGGCATTATTGGGAACAGGTATTGTACAGGTTAAAGAAAAAAACAAATGGTAAGTATATAGAACAGACACAAGATCTTAACGACTATGTAAAAACAACAGATATACCAAAAACGTACAAAGCAAAGCCAAGAGGTTCTCAAAGGGCAGGTAGAGTTGAGAAGGATAGGTCGGACAGGGGTAGATACCCAAGTAAAAAGTAAAAGTAGAATATGGCAACAGCGTTATTAATTAGCAGGGCAGACCTCGTAAAAAATACAATAGTAGACGGCAACGTAGACACGAATAAATTTATTCAGTTTATACGTATAGCACAAGAAATTCATATACAAAATTATTTAGGTACGTCTTTGTTAGAAGCGATACAGCAAATGATTATTGCAGGTACGTTAAATAACGTTGACAACCCAGATTACTATAATTTAGTAAATGATTACGTAAAGGATATGCTTATACACTATGCAATGGTAGATTACATTCCGTTTGCATCATATCAGATACAGAACAAAGGTGTATACAAAAGTACGAGTGAAAATGGCGAAATACCAGAAAAAGCAGAGGTAGATGTTTTGATTGATAAGCACAGGCAATTCGCACAATTTTTTACACGTAGGTTTTTAGATTTTATACAAAACAATATGCAAAAGTTTCCAGAGTACAATAGTAATAATCAAGAAGATATGTATCCAGACACAACAGCAGATTTTACAGGTTGGGTATTATGATAGGACACTTTGGAAATAACGCAGTAGAAATTATGAAACGTAAAAGTAAACCAAAAGCAAAAAATATAGAGTTACTAAAAAGATTTTTAAAAAAAATAGAAAAATATGGCAACACTTACAGGACAAAAAATTAAGGACACGTATGACGGCTTGTTAAAAACACAAGATAGTACTCAAGGTATACCTTCTATTGGTACTGTATACATACAAGACGGACTAGGTAACGATAGTGCATTAAAAATTGGACGTGCAGGTAATGGTATAGAAAGTGATAGTGATTTAACTGTATTTGGCGAAACTAGTTTAAATGCATCATTGCAGGTTGACGGTGAAGCATTTTTTGATAGTGACTTACGTGCAAATGGAGAAACTTATATAAATGGAGAAATTCAAATAACTGGAGAACTTACACAAGACAGTCCTTCTACGTTTGATGCCAATGTTAATTGCACTCAAACACTTTCGATAAACAGAATAACGGATAGTAATGGAACTCCAGCAATAGACAAATTTGTAACAGAGGCAGAACAAATAGACAACAATGATAATGACACCTCGTTAGCAACAAGTGCTGCTATTGTAGATTATGTAAGTCGTAATAGTGGTAATAATGTAACGTTAACTGGAATGGTCAATAATCTGGCTAGTCAAGGAAGTGGTGGATATGATTATATGGAATGGACATCAAACGCTACTCCAGAAGGTCAAGTTCCTGCAATAATAATGTTGCAAGATCTTAAATTAGTTAAAGTTGGTTTAGTTTGGCTAGGACAAAATGCATTAAATTTAACAGGTAGTGAAAAAGTTGAATTTTCACTTCGTAAATTGTCAGCAGGTCAATCATCACAAATTGCAAATTATACTACTTTAGGTACATTGTTCCATATTGACACTAACGATGATGCTTCGTTTCCACATCGAGTGATTACTTTAACAACGCCGATTAATGTTAATGCAGGAGATATAATTGCTTGTGTAGGTCAAGAAACAGGAACAGTACTTCCAAATAATGGGGAGTTAGCAATTACATTTTTGTTTGAAAATCAATAATAAAATGAAAATAGAAGATTTGAAATTATACGGCTTGAACTTTGGAGCGTTAGGAATATCGCTAACGGAAATAGAATTGGTATTAAAAGTATTAGTATTATTAGCAACTCTGGGGTATACAATACACAGGTGGTATATAATGAATAACGAAAAAAAAAATAAATAGGTATGGGATACGGAGAAATATATTGTAGTACGTGGTTTGGAGAGGATAGTAATAAGGAAACAATCAATTTTGACTTTTCTAGTTGTGCAGGGGCAACAGATTATAGTAGTTTCTTTGCAATGAATTTTGACGGACTAGCACCTGCTGAGGTATTAGTACAAGGTTCGCCTTCGTTTTTTAAACCTCAGCCAGACACAGGTTTCACTATTACAGCATTTGTTCGACCAGATCAAAGTACTACGTCTGGTTCATATAATCAAAAATGTATAGTAGATATGTCAAGTTCTATTAGTAGTACTGCTAATGGAAAAGGTTATAGTTTGTATATGCGAAAAACAAGTAGTGGTTCTCCAAGATTTACTTTTTTTGTTAAAGGTATAGGAGAAACACAATCAGCTTGTAGAGTAGATGTGACTTTATCTGATACGTCTACTATTAATGGGCAAACATTTTGTGTTGTAGCAAGATTAATTCCAAATGCAGATACTGGTTACCAACAAAAATTAATAGTATCTCAAGCAAACGGAGTTGTAAAACAAAATAGTAAGTTTAGACAATTTAGTCCTGTATCAATTCCATATCCGACACAAGATTTTTGTATAGGAAACACAAGCGAAACAAACCCAACACAAGGTAGTGAATTTGCAGGTATAATAGATGAAGTAAGTTTTAGTGTTGGTGGTTGGTTAGATAGTGATATACTGAAACTGCAAGGTGCTTTTAATAATAGTAGTGATTTAAACCTTAATAGTTACACAAGTACACAAGGTAACTTAGTAGGTTGGTATAGAATGGGAGAAGATGCAACAGAACAATCTGGTACATTGACAATTCCAAATGCGTCAACAACTGGTGGCGTAGCAGGTAGTGCTTCATCTAACACGTTAACATTGTCAGACAGGGTAGCAGGAATAATATAAAAATAAAATAATGATAAAAGGTTTAA